AAGGAATACTTGGACAATCCGCAAGGCAGCGGACTACTTAAATAATGGCAGACATCGGAACAACCGTTCGAACTTTCATTGCGGCAAAGACCGGCGTAGCCGCTTTGGTTGGTGCGCGGATTTATCCGGACGTACTTCCGCAAGCGTACAGGGTTTCGAGCGGTGGTGCGCTGACGTACGTGGTTGTCAGCACGCTACACGACACGAAGCTAAACGGTCTGGCTGGTGTCGCTCGATGCCGGATTGAGTTCACCGCTTACGCATCGACGCGAGCCGGAGCAAACGCGATAGCCGAAGCAATTAGAACTTGTGGGCTGGTGGGTCATTTAGGGGCGATGGGTACGATGCAGATTCTTTCGGTGAACATTGACAGCGGCAATCAGTCGCTCGACGAACTGCCAACGGACGGCGGACAGGAACACCGCTATCTGACGATTTTCGATTACCTAATCACCTACACGGAGACGACCTGATGACGCAGCGATTTCAGACCGGCAACTCGGCAACCTTGACTCTGTCCGGCACCCTAACGACCGGGATTACTACGGCATGGGTCGGCGATATCGTTTCAATCAACCCAGGCTCATGGGAGTTGGGCGAGCGCAACGTTAGCGTTCTTGCCGACACAGGATTTCATCGAATGGACCCGGCAGACTTGGCGACGCCGAACGAGATTAGCGGAACGATTTTCTTTCGGCCGACGCTTGGGATCCCCTCTCTTGCTGGTAGCGTCTCAACTGCCACGATCACTTTTCCGCAAGTGTCGACGGCTACAAGCGGCGTCACTCGCGCGACGCTTGCGGGACAGGCGTTTTTCAAAACCTTCCAGTTTCCGACGCTTGAAAACGATAACACCATGTCGGCGGAGTTTACGCTTCGCATGACGGGTGCGTCGCTTGCGTTCACTGCCGAGGCGTAATCGTGGCCGAAGAAATCGAAATTGAATTGACTGACCATATCGGCACCGGCCTACGCGGTGAGCGTGTTGACCATGGTCAGTGGATCGTGAGGGCAGACGGCCAGCAGATTGGTTATCTGCCGAAGTGTGAGGATGCTTGGCTTGCGTGTATTGTGTCGATGGATGAGGCTCAACAGGCCGAAGTTATGGCCGCAGTCGAACGCAAGCTAGGCGGGAATATCCGGGGCGTATCTTCGTTGCCGCCGGTTCGAGAGCAAGAGCTTCTTGACGGCGATGAAGATGATGAAATTGAAGACGAGTGGAGCTAATGGCAATCAGCAAAGAGCAATTAAAAAAGCGGTTTGAACGTAAAACCAAAACGGTAACGGTGGAAGGCGACGAGCTTACGCTACGGATGCCGTCGCCGCTGGAGTGGTCACGTTATCAATCGTCACTGATCGACCCAAAGACTGGCAAGGGCGATCTAAGTCGCTTGGGCGTCGCTCAAATGATGCTCGTGGCGTCGATGCTCGTTGGCGATGACGGAAGGCCGCTTGTCGATAACTACGCGGAGCTAGACGGTCTCGACGCTGCTTATTACGAGCAGATCAAAGACGAATGTATAAGCTTCGCGACAGGCGGGAAGTTTGACCAAGAGGCGAAAAAAGTATTGGGGGAGTCAGAAGAAACCCCAAGCTGATCTTTGCTTGTCGGGTTTGTTTAGCGCTAGGGATCGACGATCCCGAAGCGTGGTTGGATCGGATTAGCCATAGAACGCTTGCGATATGGGAAGCATATTACAAAATCGAGCCATTTGGCAACGATTGGCAGCAGACGGCGGCAGTGCTTTCGATGCTAAGCGTGCAGCAGTCGATCACCGCAGCGACCGCAGGGCAGAAGATGACGGCACTTTCGCCGATCGACTTTTTGCCTAGCGATTCGCTGCCGTGGATTAAGCGATCTTGCCACGTTCAAAAAACTGGCGGGATCCGCGATGGGAAGTTGCAAACGAAATACATTCTTCAAAGTTTCGGATTTAACGCATGACAACGATTGCCGCGCTAAATGTCCGACTGGGAATGGACGCGAGCAACTTTTCGCAGGGCACGACGCTTGCAAGAAATGAAGTTGCAAAAGTTGTGCAGATCATGAATCAATCAATCCCGGCACATATCAAGATGCGTCGGGAGCTTGATTTGCTCGAAAAGTCTTTTAGCGAATCGGGAAAGAAAACCGCAACATACGCAAACGCGGTTCAGTCCGTTACCGACAAGTACGCCCCATTCACAAAGAAAACACAGGAGGCAAAAAAGGCTGCCGAAGAACTGGACCGAGTGCAACGCGAAGCCGTCGCGCACATGGTCCAAGATATGCAAATGGTCCAGAGGGCGACCGCACAAGCTAGTGCGATTATTCGCCAAAATGAAAGCCAACGCGATAAGCTTATTCGTCAGAGCCGTGAATTGTCGCAATCGTTCAAGGATGGGCGAATCTCAAGCGATCAATACAACAAGGCACTTGCGTCGCTTAATGCTCAACTTGCAAACACTGAAAAGCGAACAAGCGGAGCCCTAACCTACGTTAAGCAATTGGCAGCGGCTTGGCTTGGTTTTCAAACGGCAAAGAGCGTAATAAAGATCGCATCCGATATTGAAAACGCTTCGGTGCAATTTGAGGTTTTAACAGGATCTGCTCAAGCCGCTCAAAACATCTTAGCGGAAATGCGGACATTCGCCGCCGCTTCTCCGCTTTCGCTTTCTGCCGTTCAAAAGTCTGCCCAAGTGTTGATGAGCTTTGGGACGGCCACCGATCAGGTCATGGGCAAAGTGCGATTGCTTGGCGACATTACAGGCGGCAATCAGTTCCGCTTTGAAATGCTTTCGCTTGCATACGCTCAAGCTTCCGCCGCTGGCCGCTTGATGGGCCAAGACCTGTTGCAGATGGTCAACGCTGGTTTTAATCCGCTGCTTGAAATCAGCGACATGACCGGCGAGTCGATGTTAGAACTCAAGAAAAGAATGGAGGCTGGCGAGATATCGATTCAGATGGTCGATGCGGCAATGGCACGGGCGACTGGGCAAGGCGGCCGATTCGCTGGCATGACCGACAAGATGAGCAAGACCGCAAGCGGTGCTTATTCGCAAATGCTTTCGGCTGTTCAAGAATTAGCCGGAACAATTGGCGAAGACTTCCTGCCCTATCTTGCCGCAACCGCAAACGCAATCGAAAAGATCGTCCGAAGCATCATGGCGTTTTATAACGGCATGACCGCCACGCAAAAATCTATCTTGGCTGGCGTTGTAACGTTTGGGGCTCTCGCCGTTGGCATTCGCGTGGCAAGTGCAGCGATGGCCGCGTTTACGATCGCGACAAAGTCGGCGGCAATCGGTCAGGCGATCCTTCTATCGCTCTCAGGCCCTAAAGGGTGGGCATTACTTGCGGCCGGTGCCGTTGCGGCTGGCGTCGCCATCTATGGGATCTATAAGGCATACAATCAAGTCAACGAAGCGGCCAAGCAGACCGAAGAGCAAGCCCAAGTTATGAAGGGCACTTTTGCGAGCCTAGCGGCATCCGTGGACTCTGCCATCTCCGCATCGATCGACTCAGACCGAAGGCGAAAAAAGGAGTTTAACGACTCGCTAGCCGCACTAGGTGCTTACTCCGAAGCAATGGCAGGGCTTCAACAGGAAATAATCAAGCTCAAGTACACCGAAGATGAGTTGTACGAAATTCGCTTGAGATCGCAGGGGCTGAATGACGTTCAGGTCGCACAGGTGAAAGTGCTTCGCGATCAAGTAAAAGAGCTAGAGCGGAAGAAGCAACTAGGCGAAGAGTTTGCAAAGAGCCAAGAGAACGCATTGGCAGCGGCCAAGCAATTTTTCGACGCAGAGAAGCGAGCCGAGGAAGAGAAGCGACAGCGAGCAATCCAGGGCCCTGGAACAGCCGAAGTTGGATCATCGGAGGCAGCGAAGATAATCGCCGAAGCTTTCAATCGGCAGCAACAAGAACGGGCAGGCAGGCCCAAAGAGCCCGGGCAAAAGGAGTTCATTGCCAAGGCTCAAGAGCTATTAGTTGCCGAGACGGAGAACCGCAAAAAGCAGGAAGAGCTAATGCGGGCGATGAAGAAAGCGACAGACACAATGCTTGACACACGGGCCAAACTTTTCAGGAACTAACGAATGGCAGACGTCAGCGGCATAACGGCGATCAGGCCGACAGCGACAACAA